TTTTATCTGGGGCATAGCTCGCGCTGGTACGTCGAGAAAGGGCATTCGGTCGAGTGCCTGCAAAAGGACGCGGAAAAGCTCCGCACCGAATGGGCCACCGGCCAGCGAATAACCACCACCCGAGCCCGCCAGCTCGATCGCACCCAAACCAACGGCGATGTGTTCGCCAAGCTCATCGCAGAAGCGGAGGCACAACGTGGCTGATCCCGACATCCTGCGCGCCGTCGCGGTGTGTGCTGAACTGACCGGGACCGAACTCTCGGAGGCCGCTGCGCGGATCTTTGCCGAGGACTTGGCTGCGTACCCCAAGTCTGCGGTTCTGCATGCTCTGGAACGCTGCCGGCGTGAGGTTCGCGGCAGGCTCGTCCTGGCCGACGTGCTGGCTCGCGTGGTCGAGCAGGACGGCCGGCTGGGTGTCGAGGAAGCATGGGCGCTGATGCCTAAGGCCGAGGAGGACTCCGCCGTGATCACGCAGGAAATGGCGACGGCATGGGGGGCGGCGTGGTCGCTGATTTGCGACGGTGACGCAATAGCGGCCCGCATGGCGTTCAAGGAAGTCTACACCCGCGAATGCCGGGTGGCTCGGGATGCTGGAACGCCCGTGAAATGGTTTGCGAGTTTCGGGTGCGACGCATCAGGACGGGAGGCTGCAATCCGCCGGGCGGTTGAACTCGGTCGCATCACGCGGGAGCGCGCAGTGGCGTTGCTGCCGCATTTGGACAGCGAGTCGACATCTCACGCGCATCTTGAGCATGCCAAGCGGATCGTCTTGGAGCACATCGAGTGATGTGTGGCCGAAGGACGAGGACAAGCGAAAAATTCGCCCATCATCACATTCCGACAAGCCATTACCCGACTACGGCATCGCGACAGATCGTGACAGCGCACGCGCCAACATATCCAACATTCGGCTGATGGTGAGGAAATGAACTGGCAGCACATCGCGTGCGAGAGGCATGCGCAATGCGCCTAATTGCCCGTAGCGAGGCCGACATGCGTCGCATAGGCCAGGTTATCCGCTCAACCGGCTGGCCCGTGGCGGTGACAGTTGAGCCGCACAAGGCGTCGCGGAGCGTGGAGCAGAATGCGCGTTATTGGGCCTTACTGACCGAGATTAGTCAGCAGGCGCCTTCTGCAATGGCAGGCGAGTGGCATTCGCCCGAGGTATGGCACGAGTACTGCGCGAAACGCTTTCTTGGCATGGAAGCCGGGCCGTTTGGGCATGGTGTTCGCAAGCGCACGAGTCGGCTTAAGGTTGGCGAATTTGCGGACTACATGACGGAAGTTGAAGCATGGGCCGCGACGGAGCTTGGCGTGCAGTTCAGCGAAACGAGGGCGGCATGATTTACCGCAACCCTAAAATCCTGGCGCTTGCTCGCGATATGCCGTGTATGGCGCGGCTGTGGTGTTGCAATCACAACCCCGAGACCGTCGTGATGGCGCATTCCAACGCAAGCGCGGACGGCAAAGGTCTAGGTTTGAAGGCGCACGATTTCATGGTAGCGGCGACGTGCAACGCGTGTCACGCGGCGATCGACGGCCGCATGCCGTGGCGCGATGACAAGCTTACGGCGCGCGAAGCGTGGGAACAGGCGTATCGCCGGACGTGGTTGTACCTGTGGCAAAACGGGCTGGTGCGGGTGGCGTGACGTGCGAGTACTGCGAGGCTGCGAGATATGCCTACGACAGCGCGTGCCATGGTTGCCGGGTCCGCAGCTTGGCTCGCACGCCCAGGCAAATGCGGCAGGCGATATATCGCCGAGTGCGCGAGACGGAAGGAGAGCTTTCTGCGCAATTGTTGGTGCAGGAGGTTAACGCGTGGTACCGGGAGCACAGGAGGGGGGAACATGGGACAAAGTGATCCATTGATAGCTAGAGCCATCGCGGCGTGGATAGTCCTGCTGCTGCTATGTGCGATGTTCTTTCATGCCTGCCGGGCGAATGCGGACGAGCAGCAATGGCAACTGGTGGTGATTGATCACAAACACCGATTGCACCAGGGCGAAATCTACCCAACGCGGGGCGAATGCCTGCTGGATGCCGGCGCATACAAGGGGCAGAGCGGGATTTTGTGGGCGGCGTGCGTGGTGGCGCCGGAAAGCATATGAGCCAACCCATCACCCTCCGCATTCGCGACGCGCTACAGGCTGGGCCGCAATCGCTGACGGCCCTAGGGGTGGCGGTAGGTCAGCCCCACCTACATGCGCTGAATGGGCGGCTGCATCAGCTCGCGCACCGTGGATTGGTAGTGCGTGAGTGCGGGCTGTGGCGTGCCGTTTCTGATTCTGAATCACGGGTGTGGTGTAGGCCGCATGCGCCGGCAGGCTCGATCATAAGCGCGGTTCTCGATCTGCTCAAAGACGGCCCGTTGCGGTTATACGAGATTCAGCAGCGACTCGAAATCAAGGAAGCGGGCACGGCATGGAAGGTGTGTGATCGACTAGTGAATCGGCGGCGCGTCGTGAGGCGCGACTGGTATTACGCGTTGCCAGAGCATGAGTCACGCATCCCGTCGAAGCCATCTAAGCGGCGAATCCGTGTCCCCACCGGCCGTAGCAATGTGGAGCTCATCGAGCGGGCAATGGCCGGGATGTCGAAGGATTCAGACAACTATCGACGGGCGCTGCGGACATTGGAGCAATTGCGGAGTGCGTAGGATTGCCAAAATCGACGCCAACCAGCCTGAGATTGTCCAGGCGTTACGCAAAGCCGGGGCCAGGGTCACAACCCTGCACCGGGTCGGCGGGGGCGTGGCGGACCTGCTCGTGAGTTTTAGGCGCGCGTGGTTTTTGCTCGAAATCAAGAACGGGGCCAAGCCGCCGAGCAAGCGCAAGCTCACGCCGGACGAAGCACGCTGGATAGCCGAGCAGGAAGCCGTTGTGCATGTGGTTGAAAGTACGGAGCAGGCATTGCAAGCAATTGGAGTCAGGCTGCCGAACGAGGCGTGGAGAGAGATTGTGTGAACGACTACATCGACGACCGCCTGCATAGCTGGGCGCGCTGGGTACAGAGCCAATTGAGCGCCTTGGGGTTCCCGTCCGCCGATATCCTCTGGAACCAAATGCGCTACGGCACGCCCATCGACAAGCAGGGCCAAGCGCCGGACTTGGAACACGAGGATGAGCTACAGACCGATATCGCCATGCGTAAGCTCAAGGATGTACACCAGAAGAGCCATGCGGTGCTGATAGCGAAGTACCTCCGCGTGCTCCCCGACGGCAAGAAAGTGCCGGCAGGGATGTATGACAAGGCTCTGGCCGCAAGAATGGGCCTGAGCGAACGTAAGCTGTATCACTACCTGGAGCGGGGCAAGGATTGGCTGGCTGGGTATTTGGATGCTGTGCAGACCCATGCGATAGCGCCATGACGGCGCATTGACTGCGCAGTTAACTTTGACCAACCTGATAAAGGGTCAGTATTGACCCTGGGTGCTGAGAGGCGCCCGGAGCGTGTAAAAGAAGCCCGCCTAGTGCGGGTTTTCCCATTTTGGAGGCCCGATGAGCAAGTCGAATTCGCTTGAGAACAGTCTGCTGCTGTTGCTGTTCAATGGCACCGCTATTGCTGATCTAGCGGAGAACGACACCACGACCCCGGCCACCAACCTGTACGTATCGCTGCATACCTCCGACCCGGGCGAAGCGGGCACCCAGGCCACCAATGAAACCACCTACACCAGCTATGCCCGGGTTGCAGTGGCGCGCTCTGGCGCCGGCTGGACCGTGACCAACAATAGCGTCTCCCCGGCGGCTAATATCGACTTCCCGGCCTGCACCGGGGGCACGGCCACGATCACGCACTTCGGGGTGGGGGTCGGCGCCTCGGGGGCAACCGTCCTGCTCTACTCGGGCACGGTCACGGACAACATCAGCGTGTCCAACGGGGTGACCCCGCGCCTGACGACTGCCTCCGCGATCACGGAGGACTGATGGCCCGTGATTCTGTGCTGTGGCGGGCTTTCGGTCTCGGTCACCGAGGCCGGGATTGCGGTCGAGGCTGATACCGAAGGCTCGCTGACGGTCACGATCACGGGCGGCACAGAGCCGCCACAAGTCGTCACATTCACGTTGCCAGTATCGGCAGTAGTCCCGATTGAGCCGCGCTCTGTCAGCTTCGACGAGTGCGGGATTAGCATTTCGTAGTGGCCTACGCGCTCGCTCAGGCGGTTGGGTCGGCTAATGCCCTCAATGGGAGTGGGATCACTCCGACGCTGGGCGCTGGCGCGACTGCCGGCAATCTGCTCATTTCGGCGGTTGTCTACGCGAACGGCTCGGTCTCGGTTTCCACCCCGTCCGGTTGGTCGGTGCTGGCCGCAGATCCAGGCGGCGGCAACTTCAGCTATTGGGCGTTTTACAAGGTCGCAGCGGGCGGCGAAACCTCTGTCAGCTATGCTAGCGGGGGTGGCAATAAATCCGGATTCATTGCCGAGTATTCGGGATTCTCGGGCGGGGCTGTATTCGACGATGTAGCGACCGATTATAGCAATTTAACTACGGTCGTCACGAGCCAGGGGACCGGGACAGCGACTGGCACTGGCACGGACGCACTCGCGATTGCGCTGTTTGGGAACGAGGAAGGGAGCCTAATCAGCGCAGGTCGCGGATATAGCGACAGCTTCACGGAATCGATTGCGGACGCGTCGAACCGCGGTGGGCATTTCGTCGGAATCAAGACGCTCGCCGCCACAGGTGACCAGTCCTGCACCTACAGTTGCACGGACACCGGCGACGAGATGGCCGGGGCGATCCTCATCGCCAAGGCCGCGGGCGGTGGCTCAACGGTCTCCGGGGTCGGCGCCTCGGCCGGCACTTCGACTGCATCCGGCACGAGTAAGGCCACCTCCGCGCAAGTTGGCTCAAGCGCCGGAACTTCAACCGCCGCAGCGGTTGGCGCCAGTACAGCCGCAGCGGTTGGAGCGGCGGCAGGCACGTCCACTGCGGCAGCGGTGGGCGCAGATGCGTCGGAGCATATTGGCTCGGCAGCGGGCACTTCGACTGCAACCGCTGTCGGGGCGAGCACCTTTGCGGCCGCTGGGGCTGCCTCAGGCACAAGCACCGCCGCGGCTATTGGCCTGGCGCTTGTTACCACGGCGGGCGTGGGCAGCGCAGCGGGCACGAGCACCGCCCTTGCGGTTGGGGTTGATGCGGCGGCGCCAGTTGCGGAAGTTATCACTCCCCAGGGCGGCCACTACTGGCCCGACGTCCAACGCGACGACGATTGGAAAGAGCGAAGCGCCAAGGAGCGGCGAGAATTTCTCGAACGGCTCATCAATGGCGCGGAGGAAGCGCCAGAGCCGGTCAAGGAGGAAATCAAAGAGGTTATCGCGCCCTACCAGACAAAGGGCGTGACGAGCCTTGCAGTGAGCCGGAGCGGGTTAGTCCGACTGGCTCGCAATCAGGCGGCGGTCGAGCGATTGATCGCCGTGTACGAGCAATTCGTGGACGACGAGGACGCAACCGTCCTGTTGTTGGTGGCATGAGCACGCAGACGTATCACAAGGCCACGCATGACGTGGCGATCAAGACCAAGCCGTCGGCCCACATGCGGCGGCGGGGCAAGCCGACCAAAGCGCAGGCATTCAACGAAGAACGGTTCATCACGGCCTGCAAGAAGTACAACGCTGACCCGACGGATGTGCTGGCCCGCATCATCTCGGATGGGCATTGCGGGGACATCCCGCTAGAGAAGCGCGGGGAGATTGCCTTGCGGTCGCTGCGCTTCCTGATGGCTGAGAAGAAGGCCGTCGAGCATACCGGGGGAGGCGGCGGGCCGATTCGGGCTAAGGTGGAGATCACTATTGTTGACCCTGCGGGCTAGCGTCCCGAGGAAGCTTGCACCGCTGCTGAAAGCGGCCCGGTACAAAGGGGCTTACGGCGGGCGCGGTGGGGCCAAGTCGCATTTCTTCGCCGAGCAGATAGTGCTGCGGTGCTATGCCGAGCCGACCCGGGTGGTGTGTATCCGGGAGGTTCAGAACTCGATCAAGGATTCGGTCAAGCAATTGCTGGCCGACAAGATCATAAGCCTGGGGTTAGAGCGCGAGTTCGAGATTCTGGAAACGGAAATCCGGGGGCCTGGCTCGCTCATCATCTTCAAGGGCATGCAGAGCTACAACGCGGACAACATCAAGTCCCTGGAAGCGTATGACATTGCGTGGGTGGAGGAGGCGCAAACCCTCTCCCAGCATTCACTGGACCTGCTGCGCCCGACCATTCGGAAAGTGGGCTCGGAGCTGTGGTTTTCGTGGAATCCGCGCTACAAGACCGATCCGGTAGATGTGTTCTTCCGCAAGAACCCGCCGGCCGACGCGATTTCCGTCTGCATCAACTGGCGTGACAACCCGTGGTTTCCCGAGGTGCTGCGCAAGGAGATGGAGCACGACTTTGCGATTGACCCGGACAAGGCCGAGCACATTTGGAACGGGGCGTATGGCTCAGGGAAAGGTGCCATTCTTGCGCGTTGGATCAACCGGGCTGAACGGGACGGGCGGATTGGGGATGTGGCGCATGACCCGCACGGCGCGCCGATTCACATCAGCAGCGACATTGGTTTCCGGGATACAGCGGCGTTCTGGTTTTGGCAGCCCGGGGTTGGGGGCTTTTCGCTCATTGACTACGACCAGGATAGTGGACTCGATGCGGACGACTGGTGCCCTAGGCTCATCAAGCGTCTGGAGTTGCTGGGAGTTCCTGCTGAAGGCTTGGACAAGGTCTGGCTGCCCACAGACGCCAAGGCCAAGACGTTTCAGAGTCGACATTCGAGCGTCGAGCGGTTCTTGAAGGCTTTCGGGCCGGCCAAGGTGGGAATTGTCCCGCCATCGAGGAAGCCGGACCAGATAAGCGCGGCGCGCGAGGTGGTCGACCGCTGTGAGTTCGACAAAACGCGGTGTGAAAAGGGCCTGGACGGCCTCTCCGCGTGGGAATTCGAGTGGAACGACGATACCAACGTTTTTTCCCGTGAGCCGTTGCACAATTGGGCCTCCCATCCCGGGGATGCGTTCGCGTATGGCGCGCAGGTGATGCGGGAGAAGTCGGCTGTTAAGGAAAAAACCCGGCAGGAATTAGAGCAGGAAGCGATTGATCGCTTGTTAGTTAAACCAACGCTAGATGAACTCTGGGCTGAGAATGCAAGATCAAATCACCGCCGAATTTGACGGTGCTGCTGAGCAACGCCGGTGGCTGTTGGAGATCGAGCTTGCACGTCAGCATTTCAAGAAATGGGAGGAACGGGCGGAGAAGATCATAAAGCGGTATCGGGACGAGCGCGGCCCAGCGGACAAGACCGAGCAGTTCAATATTTTGTGGTCAAACGTGCAGACCATTCGGCCGGCGGTCTACGCCAAGACGCCGAAACCCGAGGTGTCCCGTCGGTACAATGACAATGACCCGGTAGGCCGGGCGGCTTCGATCATGCTCGAACGTTGCCTGGAGTATGAGGTTGAGCATTACACCGATTACACATCGAGTATGCGCAACGCGCTGGATGATCGGCTGCTCGTCGGGCGGGGTAGTGTGTGGGTACGCTATGACCCGCATATTGAGACGGTGGGCGATGACGACACGCAGATCACTGAGGATGTCGAGCAGTCTGGGTACGAGCAGATCAAGTACGAATGCGCCCCCACCGATTACGTGTTGTGGCGGGATTTTCTGCACCAGCCATCCCGCACCTGGGAGGAGGTGACTTGGGTTGCGCGGCAGGTCTATATGTACCGCGCTGATCTACATCAGCGATTCGACAAGATGTTAGGCGCTGCGGCGGTCGAGACCATTCCTTGCGATCATGAGCCGAAGGGACTGGATAAGTCGGAGCACGGGAAGTCGCGGGAGTCCTCGGAGCTTAAGCAAGCCAAGATTTGGGAGATTTGGGACAAGCGCACGTCTCAAGCCATTTGGGTCTGCGAGGGTTTTGATCGGGTCTTGGACAAAAAGCAAGACCCCCTGAAGCTGGACGGGTTTTTCCCGTGTCCGCGTCCCTTGTTCGCGACCATCACGACCGACAATCTGGTACCGGTGCCTGATTACTGCCAGTACCAAGATCAAGCCGAGGAACTCGATCAGCTTACGGCGCGCATCAACCTGCTGACCAAGGCGGTCCGCGTTGCGGGCGTCTATGACGCCACGGCCGATGGGGTGAAACGGTTGTTGGCCGAGACCGCTGAGAATGTGCTAATCCCGGTTAATTCCTGGGCCAAGTTCACCGAAAAAGGCGGCATGAAGGGCGTGGTCGATTGGTTGCCGCTCGAGCAGATCGTGCAAGCGCTAGAGCAACTGCGAATGGCGCGGGAAGGCGTCAAACAGACAATTTACGAAATCACCGGATTGGCGGACATCATCCGTGGCGCGACAGATCCAAATGAAACCCTCGGTGCGCAGCAAATCAAGAGCCGGTTTGCCTCCCTGCGGATTCAGGAATTGCAGAACGATATGGCGCGATTCACCTCCGACGTATTGCGGATGAAGGCGCAAATTATCTGCACGCACTTCCAGCCGCAAACCATTCTGCAAATGTCGGGGTTCGACCAGACGATGGACGGCCAAGACCCGGGAGTGACGCAACAAGCCTTGGCATTGCTGAAGTCGCAGCCTATTCGTTCGTTCCGCATCGAGGTGAACTCCGACTCGATGGTGGAACTGGATGTAGAGCAGGAGAAGCAGGCGCGGGTGGAATTTCTGGGCGCAGTAGGCGGGTTCCTCAATTCCGCATTGCCTGTCGCGCAAGCCGCGCCGGCGATGCTCCCGCTGATTGGCGAAATGCTGCGGTTTGGCGTTCGCGGCTTCCGCGTAAGCCGGGAGATTGAGGCTGCTTTCGATAACGCGATGAAGGAAGCGCAGAACGCCCCGATGGTGCCGCCCGAAATACAGCAGATGCAGATGCAGATGCAGGAGAGGGAGCAGGCGCTTGCCGAGCATGAACAGGGCCTGATGAAAACGCAGGAAGGGCTCAAGGCCGAGGCCGATAAGGTGCGGCAGGAGCAGATGGAGCTTGAGATGGGCCGCAAGGAATTCGGCATGCAGCAGGACATGGCGAAGAAGCAGGAGATGATGCAGGGCCACATGCAGAAATTCCAGGCCCAGCAACAGAAGGAGGTCGAAACCTTCAAGCAGCAGGGGCTGGAACAGGTTGGCGGGGCGATCAACGAACACATGGGCACCTTGGATAAGTTCGCGCAGCAGGTCGGGCAGGCGTTGCAGCAGATGGCGCAGACAATGGCTCAGGTGCGGGAAGATCAGGCCGGGGAGATCAAAGCTGTGGCCGAAGCGATTCAGCAGACGCAAGCCACGCTGGTGCAGTTCGCGAAGGCCAAGCGGACGCCTGTCAGGGGCGCCGATGGTCGGGTGGCTGGCGTCTCAATCGAAGGTTTTACGGACACCATGCAATGAGGAATTTCGCGGTCGCATTGTGGCGGGATCGTATTGAAGGGTTCTTTAAAAGCGCGCTTTTGTACGTGATCGTTTATTTGTTGACTGTGTATACGGCCATGTTTTTTTTCATCGCGCCGTACAAGATGCGATGCCTCATGAAGGACGGCTTATCGATGGGCGAATTCGTCTCCTGGCTCATCCAATGATCAACTGGACCCAAATCGGCGCCGGGCTGGGCCAGCTTCCGCAGCAGATGCGGACTCCAGAAGCGGTGCGCGGGCAATATCAAGCGCTAATGCCGCAGTGGCAGAAGTACACGCAGTTAGATAAGGATTTCTATCGCACTGGTGGCAATCTGGTCCAGAAATCCGCCGAGCGCTTACAAGCGGGCCGTGGTTTAGCGCCTGTGATCGGCCTTATCAACTATAACCAGTCCCAGCGCGCTTACCCCACGACGGCGGCGGCATTGGATGCCGTGCAGAAAAAGGGTGCTGATGCGTATAGCCCGGCCCAACTAGTGGCCGGACGGGATTGGAGCTTGCGCGAGCAGGCGCGTGCCAATGCGCAGGGGCCGACAGGTTTCGGCGGACTTGTGTTCAAGGCTGCGCCGGCGATCATGTCGCTCGCCGCTGGTGGCTTTGCATTGCCGTCAATGGGCAAATCCCTATTCAACCTCGCGCCGACTATCGGCCCGCAAAAGGTGATGAGTTCCGCGATGTCAAAAGCTGTAAAAGCACTGAGGGATTCGTAATGCGCTTACTGATTCTGCTCCTGTTCCCACTATGGGCCTATGGCGCGAGCACCATCATTGCCGGGACCAATTCATCGGGGAATCCGCAGGAATACACGAATACGGACGGACAATTGCCGATTACCAAGCTGGCTGGCGAATACAACACGTTCAATCAGAACAACAAGATATTCAGCACCGCAGAGGGTCCGTGGGAATGGGAGGTTATAGCGGCGAGCGACACCGACGAGCCTTGCGGCGGGACGGGGGCAGCGGGCGATTACCTCGCGGAGTTGATTATCCTGCCGGCGGTTGCTGCTGCCGGCGCTGTGTCCATCGAGGATGGGACCGGCACGAACTACCCGATTCACCCTGGCGGCGGGACAACGGCCCTGGTCTCCCTGCATCCGATTGTAGTACCGCTGGGCCTGACAAGTGTGAGCGGGGCATGGGAAATCACCACCGGGGCGAACGTGACGGTGATTTGCAAAGGTTATTTCACCGACTGATGCGCGCTCTATATTTCCTCGACGCGCTCATCC